TCTTTGAATGAGGAAGAATATTTAGAATTCAAAAATTTATACAATAAAAATCAGGAAGACGCAATAAAAATTGCAGAACCTGATATAGGAGAAGAAAACGAGATGGATAAAGACAAAATCTCTATTACTACAGAAGAATTAAAGAAATTAGAAAAAGATGCAGTAGATAAGGCTATGGCCAAGAAAGCTGCTGATGAAGCCCGTGCAGCACAGACAACTGAAGTGATTAAGAACGTTTCTACAGAAGTTGTTAGCACCGCGGAGGAAAGAATACTGCAGGAAGTTGAGAAGAGATTAACTGAGAAAGAATCAACTTTGGAAGAAACTCTTGAAGGTTTACGTGCAGATCTTAAAGAAAAGAATGATGAAATTATTGCTATGAATAAGAGCAAGATGGAGTTCGTAACTGATTCTAGCAAGAAAGCTATTATTTCTGATACAGAAAAAGAAACTGCAGTATTAGCTGCTAAAATCATGGGTGTACCTTTAGATTCAACAAAATACTTTAAGGATGTAATTACTAAAGCTGGTGGTGCTCACGTACAAAGCTTGGGTGGATTAGATACTTCTTCACCAGAAGATTGGGAGAATTTATTCTCTACTAATCTTTATGAAGATGTTAAAGGTAAAACTATTATTGAACCAATGTTTTCTAATAGGGTTGCAATGACTTCTAGAACTTTAGTATTCCCATATAATCCAGACGCGGGGTTAGCAGAATGGGTACCAGATAGTCAGTATAAAACTGCAGGTACAGTAACAGATCCTAACTCAACCGGTGCTCTAGCTGGACAAACACATTTAGTTAAAGATAATGTTCTAAAAGCTGAAAAATTAGCTAGTAAAGAATTTATTGGCTATGAAGAAGAAGAGGATTCAATCATTGCTTTGACCCCAATTATTCGTGATGCGGTTATGCGTAGAATGGTACGTTCTACAGATATGGAGTTACTACGTGGTAATGTTGGTGCTGATTTGGGTACAGGTAATGGTTTAATTGATGGTATTTCTACATTGGCAGCAGATGCCGTTGATTATGATTATACTCAGCCAGGAACATTTGGTAGTGCTAATCCAGTAACTGTAGCTGATCTACAACAAACACGTAGATTAATGGGAGTATATGGATTAACTCCTGGCGATATTACATATATTGTAAGTCAGACTGTAATGTATGATCTTATGGATGATCCCGATTTTAGAACAATGGATCTAGTTGGGGACCGCGCTACTATTATTCGTGGACAAATTGGTTCTATTAATGGATCTCCAGTTGTAGTATCTGATTCCTTTGCTGCTTATGCAACAGGAACTGTACAGGCAGTTGCTCTTAATAGTTCTAACTACCTATTCGGTGAACTTCGTGGAATGATGGTAGAACGTGATAGAGATATTGTTAACCAAAGTAATGTTATTGTTGCTACACGTAGATTTGCCTTTAGTGAAATCGTACCTGCCGTAGATAATGGTGGCAGAAGTTCATGTGCTAACCTGGTAACTGCTTAATTTTTAGTAAGATATAATCTTACTAATTTTGGCTGCTTAATTTTGGCTTTATGTGCCGGGGCCCTCCGGTTCCGGCACTCTTTTTAGGATAATAATGGCAATACTTAATTTAAGAAATTATAAAGAGTATAAAAATATAGCAAGTAATTCAAAGGATGCTAAGCATACTAAAATTATTAATGCTGTAAATTCTTATATACCTATCTATTGTAATAGAAATTTTACAGATTATTATGCAACAGATAAAGTTGAATATTTTGATGGAACAGTTGATGAAATATATCCTAAAGAAATTCCTATAATATCTGTAACATCTCTTGAGTATTCTACGAATGCTGGTCAAAATTATTTAGCCCTAACTGAATATGCACAATTTAATATTGATTATAATTTAGATAGAATAGTATCTGTATACAGTCAATTTATAGATACAGCTTATCCAATAAATAGTTTAAAATTAACATATAAAGGCGGCTTTGAAGAATATCCAGAAGATATAGTTCAAGCCGCTGTTAGTTTAGTAGAATATTTTGATGAAGAAAATTATACTCTAAGAAAATCTTTAGCTGGAGCTAGTCAAGATAATGTTATAATACCAGATAAAACAGCTGTATTACCTCCTCATATTAGGAGAGTGTTAGAGATGTATCGAGTTATTGCTTTATAATGGCTAAAATAACCAAAACTAAAACTACAGTTAAAAAGACTACACAAGATAAAAAGAAATATGAAATAGCTCTAGAGGAAATTATTAAAACAATTAAAAAAGGACCGCCTGCCTTAAAGGCGGCGGGTATTACTAGTAATACTTTTAGAGATGTATTAAATCAATATCCTATACATTATATGCAATTAACTACTATACAAAAAGAACATTTAGATAATATAATAGCACTTAGAGAAGAAAGCTTAAGACAAAAGGAACATGCTAAAACACGGCAAGGGCTGGAAGAATTTAAGAAAGTAAAAGCTGGTGATGAGGGTGTAAAATTTAGAACTCTGAAAACCCTTAAAGAAGACTTAAATAAAACATTACCTGAATCTGAAAGAATAGGTGAATTAGGGCACACAAACTTGAGTAATGCAGGAATTTGGTATAGACTTCTAGAACAAAACTTGCCTGGGTTAGATGATGGTACTCGGGAATTAATACATAAATCTAAATTAGTATTGGATTCACTAGACGCAATTCAGCCTACTGATTATAAAATATTAAATATGTTAGGCGCTCAAAGTCAAACAAAAACTTCGAAAGCTGCAAATGTATTAGAATATGTAAAATTTTTAAATCAAAAACCCAATTATATTGAGCATAATTTAGAATACGAAAATATACAAACTGAAGGATTAGCCTCGACAAAGTTACATATAACTTCTCAAAGTACAGCCTTTAATAAATTAACAGGGTCGGCAGCTAAACATATTGGAGATGTAATACAAGGTTATAATGCTAAATTCACTACGTCTTTAGGAAAACATATACTAGGAAAAACGAATAACTTCCCGAATATAACTAGTTCTTTTGGTATTCTAAGGTATGTGGATGAACTTATATCTAATTTAATTTCGGGTAAAAAAACAAAGAAGGTAAATACAAAGAAGCGTAAATCTAGTAGAGAAAAGATTGGGGTTTTACCTAGATTAAAGAAAATAATAGCCAGATTCAATAAGGCGAAAATTAGGGAACCGTCTCCTCCGCCTCCTGAAGAGGAACTGGATTTCTTAGGGTTAATAGCTCTAATAAACCAATCCTTAGCTCAGCGGGTAGAAGATTTGATGGGCAAGTCAAAAGACCCACCTGTTAAATTAAGGTACCAAACGGGCAGGTTCGCTGAAAGTGCTAGGCTTTTAACTTTAACGCGAGAGCAGGCAGGGATATTATATGGTACTTACACTTATATGAGAAACCCGTACGACACGTTTTTACCAGGCGGGAGGCTCAATCCTCCTGAAGAGCGTAACCCGATGATTTACATAGAAGGGGCTGTTCGAGACTTAGCACAAACAATACTTAAACAAAGGTTCCCAGGAATACAGTTGGAGATGCAATAATAATGTCGAAAAGAAGTCAAATTGTGAATGCATTAGTAGAAAAGCTTAAAGGTATAGATGGCTCTACTGGATTTAATACAAATTTGTACAATAACGTGGAAAATCGTTTAAAATTCTGGGATGAGGTTAATGACTATCCTTCTGTCTATACTACTGTTGGGACTGAAACTAGAGAATACTTACCTGGGGGATTCAAGTGGGGCCACCTGCTTATTACTTTGCGAGTTTATGTAGATGATGAAAATCCACAACAGAAATTAGAACAAATATTTGAAGATATAGAAAACGTTGTAGATAGCAACGGAAATTTAGAATACAATACGAATATGTTCACGGAAGATATTAAGATACTTCGTATAGACACAGATGAGGGTTTATTAAGTCCGATAGGTGTCGGAGAGGTAACCCTACAAATAATGTACGACTTACAAACATAGATAAAGATCTAATGTAAAGAGACGTACAAAAGAAAGGAGATTAAATAATGGCACGATCACTAGCACGTAATACTAGTTTGTTTGCGACGTCCTTGGACGACACACTAACTGGTGCAACTAGTTTAAATACTTTTGAACTGAAGGTATTAGATGGATATAGTTTTAGTCAAGATGTAACAACACAAGAAGTGGGCGTAAACGAAGCAGGCACATCGCCTGTGAGGGGTACGCTCGGCTTTAATACTGCTCTTAATCCAGTAGATGTTAGTTTCAGTACTTATGTACGTTCATATTCTAATACGGAAGACACCAATGGAGATACTAGATCTGCAGCAGATTGTGTTGAAAGAATACTTTGGGCATCTGCAATGGGTGATCCAACATCTTGGGCTTATGTAATTGGAACAGATGTTGGCACAGGTCATGTTATAACAGCACAAACAGACAGTGCATTAACATTTGGACTGGGTGCATCTAATGTTAATGAATTACTATCATTAACTTTGTACTTTGTACTTGAACAAACAACTTATAAAATAACAGACTTTAATGTTTCAACAGCAGAAGTAGATTTTAGTATTGATGGTATTGCAACTATTAATTGGACTGGACAGGGATCGCGAGTTTTAGAAGCCCCGGCAGAGCATACAGCTATTGCTGCTTGGGATGCAGGGACTGAATATTTAGGAGTTCCAGCAACTACTACAAGTACTTTCTTACGTAATAAGTTAAGTACTATGGATTTAAAAGATAATGATTTAGCAACGACTCCAGCTATAGATGGAATTCAGCACTCAGTACAAACATATACATTAGGTACTGGTACTGTTTTAGAATTTGGGGCTCAAACACTTACAGCAGCTATGGTAGGAGGTAGAATTAGAAATAATACTGTAATTGCAGGTGATGCTGATGATATACGTGGGTGGGCAACTATTATTGCTATAGATGATGGTAATGATGAAATTACAGTGTCAGAAAATGTAGATGCTGATACTATTACAGGGTCTACTAAATGGACAGTTAGTAATGATGATTTAGATATATTTACAGCAGTTCAAAGTGCTGGAGTTGTATATAATATACCTATTACAGGAGCTACATTAACTCTAGAAAATAACTTTACTTACCTGACACCTGAGGAATTAGCTATTGTTAACTTACCTTTAGCAGGCTTTGCAGGAAACCGTGTAACAAGTGGTAGTTTGACCGCATATTTGAATACAGGTGCTACAGGCTCTGGTGGGTTGTTATCTGATATGTTAGCAAAGATTGAAGGCTCAGTATCAAATAACTTTGAAATTATTTTCCATATGGGAGGAGCAGCAGCAGATACTCCTAGGGTAGATTTTACTATTGCTCATGCGCAAATATCTGTTCCAACCACAAATGTGGAAGATATTATCGCTACTGAGATACAATTTAGTGGTAAGCCTTGGAGTGATTCATTAGAAGCAGGATCATTTGAGGATACTAATGAATTGGTAATTACATACGTACCACCAGCATAAACTAATAAACTAATAATAATAATACTATAAACAGAATGAGGGGGGTAAAACCCCCTCACTTTTAAAAGCAAAATTAAGGAGAACAAAATTATGGAATTAGCTAAACTTATAGTACCCAGCAAGACTGTCTGGGTAGAATATCCTGGATTGTCAGGCTTTGAAATTGAGCTTGCGTACTTGACCAGGGACGAATTGATGAAAATTCGTGATAGGTCTACGACCAAAAATTTCACCAGAAAAAGCAGGAAGGTTGAAGATGAAGTCGATAACGATATATTTCAATCTGAATACTTCAGGGCAGTAATAAAAAATTGGAAGGGATTAAGATACGAATATTTGCCCAAATTAATTCCAGTTGATTTATCTGAGGTAGAAGATTTAGAGGATGAGCTTGAGTATTCTGAAAAGAACGCTGAGGCGTTAATGCGAAATTGCTCAGAATTCGATGGCTTTGTAGGTTCTATATTGGAGGAGGTTAGTAATTTTACGAAGAGCAGTTAAATCTGCTCAACAAAAAATTACAAAACTTTTTTGATAATTCTGAGCTTAAAATGACTAAAGAACGGTATTTATTATTATGCGAACAGCTCGGCAATGAGCCAAAAGATAATGAGATCCCCGCCGAGTTTGAAGATTTTCCTTATACCGTGCAAACTGCTATAACTATATACCATATATTGAGTGATAGGTGGGATGGCTTTTCAGGAACTTACTTCGGAAAGGACTATTCGCTTCTACCATACTTAGTAAAGTTATATAGGATAGAAGATGAGTCTCAACTGCTTCAATTTTTATTATTAATAGATAGAATAATTATTGCAAAACGTTCAGAAGATCAGAAACGAAGAAATAAGAAAACCACCGGTAAAAAAAGTGGTATAAATATACAAGGGTGAAAAGGATAGCTTCCCTGCTAGTACCACTATTACTAGCTAGCCCTTATCTATAGTGGAGATATAAAATGGAAAAAACAAATAAAGAAATTATAACTGAAATTATTGAAGATTTAGAGCAAACAGAAGGGTTAAATTGGCCTAAAGCGCATAATGCAAAAGTATCAAGAGAAAAATTAATAGAATGCTGGTCTGAATATAGAGAAGGATCTGATTATAAATATTTTAATTATTATGGTAAGGGTGGTTTATGTAAAGTGTATAAAAATATATTTAGTAATATAAATAAAGAATCACGTAGTGAATTGTGGAAAACATATATTTTAAGACTTTATAATTATAAATATTGTAATATATGTGGAGAATTAAAAAAACTAGATGAATTTTACTTAGATGCAGCTAAAATATCTAAGAAACGTTGTCAATGTAAAGATTGTATGAAAAAATACAGAGAGAATAATAGAGATAAGAGTGCTACAGCAACTGCAAAGTACAGGGCAGCAAAATTACAACGTATGCCAGCATGGGCCAATTTAGAAGCTATAAAAGAAATATATATTAATTGTCCAGAGGGCTATCACGTAGACCATATAGTGCCTTTACAGGGAAACTTAGTATCAGGGTTTCATATAGAAAATAATTTACAGTATTTAAAAGCGGAAGATAATCTTTCTAAGAGTAATAAATTCAGTTTGGAAGATAATTTGGAATATTTACCTTATTTTCCTGCTAATAAGTTTGAAGTGTAAAAGTATAAAAAAGGAACAATATGACAACAGTTTCAGAACAAGAGTATCTGCTAAAAGTTGTGACTAAGGGATTAGGAGAAGCTGTAGCTGAAATAAAAACTTTAAATAAAAATATGGAAAAATCCGCCAAAGCTACAGGGAAGGCGAGTGAATCATATGAAACTCTTGGTGGCACAACGGATAAATATGGTAGAGCAATAAAGGGGGTAGGCCATTTAACCAACAATGCGACCAAAAGTTTTTCAAAAATGTCGCAAGGCATGCAATCGGGTCTAGTACCTGCATACGCGACCGTCGCCGCAAATGTATTTGCCCTTACGGCTGCATTCGGTGCACTAAGCAGAGCTGCTGATTTACAAATATTAATAGAATCTGCTGAAATATTGGCTACACAAACAGGTAGGTCGCTTGTTGGCTTAGCTAATAATATGAAGGCCATTACTGATGGTGCTTTATCTATGAAAGATGCACTTACAAGTGCATCTATTGCTGCATCTGCCGGATTTGACAATACTACTATTAAAGAACTTACACAGGTAGCTAGAAATGCTTCAGTAGCACTCGGCAGAGATTTAACAGACTCTATGAATCGAGTATTCAAAGGTGCTATAAAGGCTGAGCCCGAATTATTAGATGAATTAGGCATTATACTTAGATTAGAACCTGCAACTAATAAATATGCTGCAAGTCTAGGAAAGGCTGCTTCAGAATTAACAACATTCGAAAAGCAGCAAGCAGTTGTAAATGCAGTTTTAGAGCAAGGTCAAGATAAATTCGCTACCTTTGGTGATGTAGATACTAATCCATATACTAAATTAGCTGCAGCTTTTCAAGACATAGCTAATAGTTTAATAACACTTATAGCTACACCAATAGCTGGATTTTTAGAATTTTTTACTGAGAATACTACGGCATTAACTGCTGCAATTATTATATTTGCTAATAGTGTATTAAAAACAGCTATTCCTGCTTTAACTTCTTTAGAACGTAATATAACTGATGTTATAGATAAAGGTTTTGCTAAATTAAGTATTAGTACTGCTGTTAAGAAAATGAAAGAGGAGTTGGATGGTACTTTAAGACGCCCAGAGTTTGATAAAGGTATTCTAACTTCAATTGTAGAGGATGAAGTAAAGAATTTAGGAGAGATAGGAAGTGAAGCTGGTAAAGCTTTAGGAGCCGGTTTAACATCTATCTTAGATGATCCTTCTATTTCAGATAAAGAAAAATTTTCAAAAATTTACTTAAATGCAGATTCTGCTATTACAAGTTTAAAAAATAACACAGAGGCACTAGGGCAAGTATCTAAAGAAGAATTAGGAGCTATAGTTACTACAGCGGAAGCCGCTAAAGAAGCATTACGTAAAATGGGTGTACCTGTAAGTGTATTTAGAGAGCGTATTGCAGATTTGGGAACAATTATTAAAAAAAATATACCTTTTGCTGCAACTTTAGCAAACTCATTTAGTAATTTTGTTAAATTAACTAAAGCTGGTATATCTTCTGGATTTGCTGCAGGACTATCAGAAGGATTTAGCGGAATAACTAAAGCTGTTATACTAGCTAATTTAAAATTTGAAGAATATGCTAGACTTGGAAATGAAGTAGGTAAAACAAATCAATTTATAAATATTACTTTAATACGATTATCTGGTGTTTTTGGTACAGTATTAAAAGGTATAAATACTTTAATACCTATTATAGGTCAATTAACTATAGCTTGGTCACTTCTTAGCAGTGGATATTTATTTTTCTTAAATTTATTTAGAGATGAAGAAAAATTTGATAATATTACTAAAGCTTTTGAAGATCAAGAAAAAGCATTAAAAACAGCAGAAAAAGCAATTAAAAAATATAATATAGAATTAAAGCCTTTATTAGATACAACAGGTAATGTAACTAAAAAACTAGAACTACAAAAAAATGTATTATTAGAATTAACTAATACTATGGAAGATTCTATAGATAATGTAAATGTTGAAGATTTTGGCTTCTTTGGTGCTGATTTAGATGATTTTACAGATAATATAGTAAAAATGTCAGATGCATTAAGTGATTTAGGTGCAACTGATGAAGTAAATGTTATATTAAGAGAGTTTAATAACCTAACAAACTTAAGTGCAAAAGAAGCAATAAAAGCAGGCAGAGATTTTGCTAATTTATCTAAAGAAATGTATAATTTAGCAGATGCAACTAATGAAGCTAATGAAGGACTAAAAAAAGCATTTGATGAATTACATAAAGGTTTTGAAAATATACAAGGAAGTTTGCCTACTCTAACAGGAATAGAACAAACATTTGTATCTTTATCAGAAATTTTATCTCGACAAGTATTTACTGATGCTATAACATTTGGATCAAATTTAGAAACTCTTAGGGCTTATGAAATAGAATTATTAGGAATTGGTGAGGCACAAAAGTCTTTATTAGCAATATCAGGAGCTTTAGAACATGTTGAAGGAGTAAGACAATCTCAAATAGAAGAAAATACCAAAAAAATAGCTAAGGAAGCAAAAGAAATATCTTCTATAACAAATATGTGGAAGCAAGGCGCAGAAGCGCTTAAAGCTTTAATGGATCCAGATATAACATATGAACATAGATCTATAAAGGTTATAGAGAATGAAACTACTGAAGCTACTAAAGCTATTGATGATCTTGGTAATTCTATAGAAAGACTTCGTAGAGAAGCTAAAAAAGATATTGAAATTATAACAAATGCAATAAGAGAATTAGTTGAAGAATTAAATTTATTAATAAATGCACAATTAGAATATTCTAGACAAGTTCAACAATTAGATTTTGAAAAATCTTTACCTGGCGTTAGTTTTGCAGAGAGTTTAAAATTATCTAGTAAAATAATGGATATAAATATAGCTAAATTAAAAATATTAAAAACACAAGCAGACTTAGTAAATACAGCAAATAAAAAGACTATAGAAAGTACAGAAGAAGCTATAAATAAGGTACAAAATCCTATAACAGATCATTTGGATTATGCAGAGTTTGCTAAACTTGAAAAAGGTGCAGAAACAGCACAACAGACTAAGAATAAAGCATTAATAAAAGAGTTACAACTTAAATCTCAATTAGGAGATTTAGAACTTGAAATAAATAAAGTAAGAATTAATGAATTTAAAATGTTGAAAGGTTATATTATAGAGTTAGCCGCTTTAGTATCTAAAGGAATTTGGATCCCACCTGGAGCTCAAGAAGCTACAGCTAAATTAAAAGAACTTTATTCTCAAATTACAGGGTATAGTGCTGAGATATTGGAAAATAATTTTAAATCATTTTTATACTATAATGAGGCTTTAAGTAGAGTTAATGCTACAGCTTTAGGATTGTATAATCAAACAGAAGAAATAAAGCGGAGAACTGAAGCCCTTAAAGAGGAAAGTAAGGTTTTAAAAACTAATCTTACTATTTCAGATGATTTAATTGAAAGTGCGGTTAATTTAGAAATAGCAAGAACAGAAGCACAGTCAGATGCTCTTAAAGGAGCATTATATGCTAATAGGATACCTGGAGATGTAAGTAGCGGTCTTGCAATAGGTGCAGATAGTGATGAGCGCAAAAAATTAGGAGCAATTTTAAAGGAATTAGCTGTAAAAGAAGTTGAATTAGAAAAACAAAAAACAGCACTGGTAAATAAACAATTAGAACAAGAAAATATAAAAATTAAACTACAACAGGATTCTATAAGGTCTACACTTAGGGAAGGATTATTTATATCTAAAGCTAAAGAAATACAAATTAAACAAGAAGAAGAATTATTAGCTATATCAAAACGTACAAAGGAATATAATACAGCAGGATATAAAGAACAAGAAAAACTTATAAAAGAAAGAGCTAAATTAGCATATAAAACAGATTTAAATGCAGATCTAGGAGCAGCTACTGAGTCAGCTAGAGAATTTTCAGATGTAATGGAAACATTAGCTGATAGGTTAGAAAATTTAGGAAGTTCAACAGATAAATTTAGGGCTGGATTAGTAGCTATTGCTGAAATATCTGTATTATCAGATTCAGAAACTGCAATTGGTTTATCTCAGTTAGCTATATTAACTGAAGAATTTGGATCTCAAACTGAAGAAGTTAGAAAAAGTTTTGAAGCTATGGCATTATTTGCTGCTGGTGCAGCAGGTGCATTAGCTAATGCCTTTGAAGAGGGATCTACCGCTGCAGAAACATTTCAAGTTATACAAACAGGTTTAGCATTAGTATCGGCTGTTAGAGCAGTTATGGAACAAGGTACTGGTGGTGATCCATATACAGCATTTGCTAGAATGGCTGCTATGGCTGCCGCTGCCGCTGCATTACTCAGCCAAATTAATGTCTCCTTTAGTGGGGGAGGTGGTGGATTTACTGCAGCAGAACCGGCAACTTTCCAAGATCAATTTGGAGCGCAAGGTGCTCAAGGAATAGATTTACAAACTAATTCTCTAAGAGATTCTATTGATGCATTAGTAGATATAGATACAGATTTATTCGGTGTTAATAGAGACTTAAAGATTAGTATAGTTAATTTAAATAGAACTTTTGATGCTCTTGGTGCTGCTGTATTTAATCAATCTGGTGATTTCTCAGCTGGCAATATATTAGACCAATTTGGAATTCAGTTTGGTACTGAACTTAAAGGTGGATCTTTTGGCGGACTTTTTGGTAGTTCAACTAAGACAAATGAATTATTAGCTGCGGGTATTCAATTCGGAGCTACTATAGGATTAGTAGGTGATACATTAGGTGGTTCAATAATAGATGCCGATGCTTATATAACACAACAAATAACAAAAACTAAAAGTAGTTTCTTTGGTGGTAGTAAAACAAAAGTAAGAATAGAAACTAGTGTTTCAGAATTAGAACCAAGAGTTGGAAAAGCATTACAAGATGCTTTAGATATTACATTAGATACTTTATTAGGATTATTTGAATCTTTAGGTTCAGATATACCTAAATTATTGAGTGGGTTTGCCGGATTAGATATAGATGTAACAAAGTTAGATTTATCTGGTAAATCTGCTAAAGATCAGTCAGATACTATAGCAGCATTCTTTTCTAATTTAACAAATGAACTTATTGATGATTTAGTTCCAGGATTAGAGGCCTTTACTAAAGCCGGGGAAGAGCTTACAGATACATTAATTAGAATAAGTACAGAAACTCAAGAATTAAATACATCTTTTTCTACTATAGGATTAAAAATATCAGACTTTGGATTATTTGATAATATAGAAGAAGATTATAATACTTTTATTACTAATATACCAGCAGGTGTAGCTACAATTAATCAAGATATACAAGATCAAATAGATGCTATAGAAGCTACTAAATTTGTTCCGCCTGTTTTAGATACTACAGATAGTGGTTATCTTATAGATAATAAACGAATATTTGAAGCAACACTCAAAACTAAATCAGAGTTTGAAAAAAATAAACGAGAAGCAATTGCTGCATTAGAAGAAGATTTATATTCTATTACTAGTGCCGTTGTTCCTACTATAGAAGCTTTTAAAGTATTAACTTTAGCTGCATGGAATGAAGCATTTTTATCTGGTTTTGAAAATGTAGATGAAATGTCAGATATTAGTGAAAGATTTTATACTGCATTATTTTCAGAACAAGAATTAGCAGATATAGCTGTAACAAATGCCGAAGATGTTGTTGGTAAAGGAATAGCAGAATTAGCTGGTGTATTATATAAACAAGGATTTGGTGAGTTTGCAAACTTATTATCTGAAGATATGTCTACTGAAGATTTAAGAGATATCTTTGATGTTTTAACAGAAATAGGGGCTTTTGCTTCTGTAGAAGGTGCAGCACTACTTGGAATATTTGTTAGAGCTGGAGTAGCCGTTGGTGACTTAGAAATTGCTATAGAAGAAGCAGTTGAAGAAGTAAATAATTTAAATCAACAATATGAAAGACAAATTGCATTATTTGGTCTATTAGGGAAAGAATTAGATTTATTACAATTAGATTTTGATTTTGCAGATGCATTAACAGAAGCCGAAGAAACAGGTACTGATATAGCATTAGTAGAAACCTATTATGGATTAGAAAGACTACAGATTATAAAAGATTATAATGATCAAATATTAGCAGAATTTGAATCAGTATTTAGTGCAATTTCTGATAGTGTTTTATCTGTATCTAGAGATATATCTACTTGGGATGAGTTAGCATATCATAGTGCAAAAATAGAAAAGATATTAAGTAAATTAATACCAACACTTAAAACTCCTATAAATGTACAAAGTTTATTACAAGCATATGATTTTGATGCAATATTTGAAGAGATATTTGCTTTTGAAGATATAATTACTCCAGAAAATATAAGTGAACAAATAACTTTAGTTGAAGATTTAAGAACTGCTGTAATTGCTAGATATGAAGCAGAAAAAGAAGCTATTAATGAAATTGAAGAATTAATAGAAAATTTAGAAGATTTTATTGGGGATATAAGTGATTTTATTGATAGTCTATTTGTACAAGAAATATCTCCAACAACAAGTTATGAAAAATTAATAGAGTCTGAAAGACAATTTAAAGAAGATCTTAAAAATATATATAGCAAAGATAAAGATATAGCTGCGCAAGCACGTGAAAATATACTATCTAGTGCTGAAACTTATTTAGGATTAGCTAATGAATTCTTTTCTATAGGAGATGGATTTAAAGAAATATTTGATTTTGTTGTAAAGTCTTTAAGAAGCGTAGAACATCTTACTGAAGGTAAATTAGGCAGAGTACAAAATAAAGAAGAAGACCTAGATGATATAGCAAAAGATACATTAGAACAATTAGGCGTATTAGATAATATTTTAGATGAATTAGTATCTATGAATGATATTGCTTTTGCTAATGAAGTTGAAGAAGCTGCTTTATATATAGGAGATGCTATTGGAGCAGTAGAAACTAAGTTACAAACATTAAATGATAGTACATGGGAACCTATATTACATATATTAGAAAGTATGGGTAGTTTTGAAGCAGGTGCAGAAAATGTAGAACAAAGTCAATTAGCATTTGTTCATAAAGGAGAAGCTATATTATCACAAAATAGTGCTAATTTATTACGTAGTGGTGAACTATCATTAATTAGTAAAGCCCCAGAACAGAGAGCAATTCAAGCAAACGTAGATAATAGTAATATTGTAGAAGCTATAAATATACTTACTCAAGTAGTAGCTGCGGGTAATGAAGAAAACTTAGAACAAACAGAAAAAATAGCAGAAGCTACATCTCTTATAAGTGAATATAAACCAATGAAAAGAGCTGTTTCTGTAGAGAGACTTATATAATGGGAGCAGTTGTAGCTGTTACAGATGTATTACCAGATATTACTAAAAATAGCGGTCCAGTTTGGTATCCTATAACCTATTTTACTGATAATGATGAAGATCCAGTAGGCGAAGGATTAGTATTAACTATAGTATCTCCCGCTCCTGTTGGTTGTACTGCTGTAATAGATGCATTAGGTACTAGTGTAGTAGTAACTCCTAATTATAATCATACAGGAGCAATAAGTTTTAATTATAGAGTTACAGATACGGAAGATGATAATGATGAAGTATCTGTAACTGGAACAGTAACTACAGAAGTAGTATTGCCTAATGTAGTATTACCAAATGAAGCTAATACAGAATGGTTAAGTAAAGATAATCATAAAATTGTTTTAATAGATGTTGCTTATCATGATGGTGAAACTGAAAAAGTAAAATATTTTAGTTCTTATCCTTATATAATGACCTTTAATGAAGTTCCTTATGTAAATATAATTGGTGAAACTATAAGTAATGTTGGTTATAATGATGTTATTATTAGGACTCCTATATTATCATCTCAAATGGATTCCTCAACTAATGCAGGATTAATTGAATTATTAAATGTTAATGCAGAGTTTGATGATTTATTAAATTATGCTTGGGAGGGTCATTCTATAGGTATTTACCTAGGAGAACCTTCATGGGCACGAGGTAGATTTTTACAAATATTTGAGGGTGTTGTAGAAACATTTACAGCTCCAAGTAGTGATTCATTAGCTATTAATATTATAGATAAAGCCGAAACATTAAATGTATCTATGCAAGATAAATTTATAAATACAGATGATGATTATCTTGGTACTTTATATGATAGTTCACCTACTCAACCAGTTTTTACAGGATTTACACAAGGAGAATATGATGGAAGAACTATACCAGAAGGTATAGAAAATTCTCCTGTACCTATATGCTTAGGTAAATGTTTTAATGTAACACCAGTTAATATAGACTCTAGTAATCATATATATCAAATACATGATGGTCCAATTGAAGAAATAACAGAAGTAAGAGCTAATGGAAATGAAGTGACTGATTATGAAGCTAATTTAGATATTGGATGTTTTAAGTTAGCAACATATGAATTTGATAATCCTACTATTACTTGCGATGTTATAGGGCAAGCTTCTAGATCTGCGCTAGCTCAAGTATTAGGATTATATCCATATGCTGTAACATTACATAGTGTAGCATATATAGTAGAATGGATATTATTAGAAAAAACTGCTGTTGTAATAGGTGATTTATGTACTACAACATTTCCTAAAACTGGTATAAATGGTTTTGAGACAACATGTGGGATATATATAACAGAGGAAACTTCTGTAGCTGATGCAATACGTGAAATAATGGATTCTATAAGTGGTTATTTAAGATTTTCTAAGCCACCAAGTATTGTACAATTACTAAGAATAGTAGATCCTAGTGATGGAGAAATAGCAAGTGCTGAACTTAAACAGGATCAAATATTAGAAAGAGGACTTTCTTTAGTTAATATAGAAATACCTAAAAAATCTATAAATTTAGGGTATGCAAAAAATTGGACAGTTCAAGATCCTGATGGATTAGCTGGAGTAGTAGTAGAGGATTTATTAGAATTATATTCTAAAATAACAAAAGAATATTTTAATGCGATATCGGAAACAAGTATATCAAATATAGATGATTTATATCCATTGCTTAAAGAAAGCGAAGTTATAGGCACACTTATTTCAGATAATATATCTACAGATTTTTGGGCTCAAACAGAAGCAGATAGAAGAATGGGGCTTAGAGAAGTGAAAAGGTTTATTTATAGAATAGAAGCAACAGCTACTCCCTTTACTATAGCTGTTGGAGATATAATATATATAACTCATCCTAGATATAATTTTACTGATGGGAAACATGCTCTAGTAATTGGACTTGAAGAAGATCCTATAAATAAAAGAGTAACTTTAGAGGTATGGTTATAATGAGTAATGCTAGATTTTTGTTACAAAATTATTCTGATAAATCAACATTATATTCATATCTTCATGATTATAATGAAATAGCAATATCTAATGTAAGCGTAGGATCAGTATCTGATGTAGGTATGCTAGACTATACAAATTTTACTTTTATAACAGATACACAAGGTGATGCAACAACTAAAGAAGAATCTAGAATTATAACTAGAGCAGACGTTGCAGGGAATTTAGCAGGAAATTGGTTTTCTATACATACTCCTACAACAGATCCATATTTTTATTATTATGTTTGGTATAATAGTGGGGCTACACAAGAGCCAAATCATGGAAGCTCTCCAATTGGTATAGAAGTTTTATATGAAGCAAATGATAATGCTAATATAATTGCATATAAAACAATGATAGCAATGTCTGCAATACCAGATATATTAATAAATACAGGTGCTTGGAATACACTCTTAGTAGAAAATACACAAAATATTGTAAAATCTAAGGTATTTCGTACTATTAATGAATCTGATATAGAAATATTTGGTCAATTATCATATGCATATGATGTTTCTGCAATGATTTTAGCTAGACATAATTTTACACTATTTACTAGATATAGATTAAGATTGTTCAGTGATTATGCTGGTACAGCATCTAATCTATTATTTGAATCAAATAATAGATTAATTGAAACTGGAGAAATAGGATCAGATTTATTTGGTTGGGGTGAATTTGTTTGGGGTAATGCTGCATGGGGTGGTGATAAAGCTAAAGATCCTGCAGATGTTGAATTTACTCCTGCACCTAATTTAGTGTATTGGTTAGATCAAGTAATTTCGGATGTTAAATCTTTTAAAATTAATTTATCTATAACTGGTAGTATTAGTGGAACTAGTCCTTTATATGTAAATAGAACTGATATTGATTGTCATACAGCAGCAGTAGATGCGCATAGTACAGGATTATCTGATGATATAAAATTTGTAAATAGAACTGATATCCCTAGTAATGATGTTATAATAGAAGCTAATGATACAGGAAATTATGATATTATTCCAGATGCAATAGCACAAAATTTTGAAATAGGTAGAATATTTTTAGGGAAATATATAGAAGTACCTTATAATATAGAATTAGGTCATAATTTATCTTGGGAAGAGGATACTAAACAATATAGATCTGATGGTGGAACATTAAGATCAAATATAGAGGTTCCATATAGAAAAGTAAACTTTATATTAAGTGCTGTTCCAGAATATAGACGTGCAGAATTACAACACGGATTTAGAAATGTTGGTATGAGAAGAGATTTCTTTATGTCTTTATTTCCTGAAAATGCTAATGAAAATAAAAATATAGATTATAGTGGAGTAGTAAAATTAATAAAGGCACCAAAATATGCAGAATTTGCAAATAATTATTTTACCTCTAAATATGTAATGGAGGAAATATAGTGACTAAGGCAAGATTTCTATTAGATAATTTTGGTGATAAAGCTACTATATATTCTTATCAATTAAATAGCATAGTAGATATTAGTAATATAGATATTGGAGCAGTAACAGAAGTTGGTGATGAAGATACAACATCATTTGAATTTTATAATATTGTTGTAGGATCCGAATACTTATCAAATAGAACACAAATAATAACTACTGCAGATGTATCAGATAGCTTAGATGGTACATATTTTACTATAGATACACCTACTGATACTTATTATCTTTGGTATAGTACTAATGATTCTACAACTGTACCTACAGTATCTGGAGCAATTGGTATTAAAGTAAATATTAATATTAATGATTCAGCAACTATAATAGCAACTAAAACTAAATTAAGTTTATATACTATTAGTGATTTTTCTGTTGTAGATGGATTTACTAGTGATGAACCGATTAATAATGTACAAAATTCTTTTAGAAATTCATATGCTAAATCAGTAAATAATACTAATATAGAGATCGTAGGAGAATTTGATAAGTTTAGACCAATTTCTTGTTTAGCAATAGGAAGGCATAAATTACCAATTAATACTAGATATAGATTAAGATTATATAATGATGCAACTGGAGAAGATAGATATTTAAAATATGATACAGGATTTTTATTAGTAGAAACTGACTTAACTAACTTGGCAGAAGAATTTGATCCTGATGTTACATTAGTTACTTGGCTTCCTGATATAATAGATAGTATTATTTATTTTAAATTAAATTTTTATATTGAAAATGAAACACTTTATTATACAAATACTAATGCTTCTATTCCTGCAACTAATTCCTCATTCATAGATACTAATGATGCTAATACTAATGCAGCGGAAGATATTTCATTAGCAGAATATTTTGAATTTGGTAGGCTATTTATTGGTAAGTATACAGAAGTATTATATAATTTATCTTATGGACATAAATTAACTTGGGAAGAAAATACTAAGCAATATAGGCCTGGATCTGGAACTTTAAGATCAGATAATAGAGATCCATTTAGAAAAATAGAATTTAATTTATCTACTATACCAGAAGTAGATAGACCAGAGTTACAACAGGGATTTAGGACAGTGGGATTAAGAAGAGATTTTTTTCTATCATTATTTCCAACAGATGATAGTTTAGATAAACAAGAAGACTATAGCGGTATAGTAAAATTAACGAAGGTACCAATATTTACAGAATTTGCTAATAATTATTATACTTCTAAATATATAATAGAGGAGGTATAAATGGCAGCATATACACAATGGATACCCTCAACAGGAGAATTAGGATATCCTGCACTAATTAGTGCATTTATGGTTCAACTTGAAGAAGATGTTACAAATTTACAGACTGTACAACTACAGAAAATGCCTAAATTATCATCAGGTACTGCAGGTGATCTAGTAAAAATAAATAGTGTATTAGGAGTTGAAACAGCAAATATAGTTGCACATGATGTAGTAACTAAAGATGCTTCTTTTTTAATAACTGATTATATACCTAAAATTTCAGGAGCATCAAGTATAAACTCTTCTCTTATAAATGTAAATGATGTTGTTGAAAAATCATGTAGTTTAGTAGAAGGAAATTCAGTTGAAGTAAATGGTAGTGGTCAAGTAATTAATAGTAGTATTCCTGCAAGTGCTTCTATAATTGAAGATACTCATGTATCTATAGCAGGTCAATGGGGGTCGGATTTTGATACTGGTATTGGAACAAATTGGTTTGCTTGGGGAATATTAGGAATTAAAAAAAGTGATGAAACTGCCCCTTCTCTTATAGAAGCAAGAGCTGTAGATTCTTCAGGGTATATACAAATATTACTTGGTAACTATACAATTACTACTAAACCTTCGATAGGTAAGATAAGAGTTAATTTGGTACATTCGGATGGAAATGATTCATACTCTGTAAGATTATGGTATCAAAAAATTACTGATCTTACTACAATATAATGCCTACTTTTAGTAATACTTCGACCAAAAGATTATCTCAATGTGATGAGAGATTACAGTTATTATTATATGAAGTAATAAAGTATTATGATTGTAAAATAATAACAGGTCATAGAACAGAAGAAGTACAAAATGAAAAGTTTGAATTAGGACAATCTAAAGTTAAATGGCCTAATAGTAAACATAATTCACTACCTTCTAAAGCTGTAGATGTAGCTCCTTATCCTATACCTAAAGATTGGGGAAAGGAATGGAAAGATAGAGTTAAGTTTTATGAGTTAAAAGCTATTCTCTTTTATGAAGCTGCTAGAGCAAATATTAAGCTGCGCTTCGGCGGTGATTGGGATATGGATACTGATTATCATGACAACATATTTGAGGATCTTGTGCATTTTGAAATAGTAGAGGAATGAAGGATTAAATATGAAACCCTGGGATGAAATAGAAGACGATATTAAAGCTCATAATACTGAGCATTGGGATAGGTTTAAATTTACTGCTGCCCAGCTAGGACATGCATGGGAAAATTTGTTCGTGGAGAAATGGCGAAGTAAGGCTTGGCCAGATCCACAACGCTGGGGCGAATTAATTATGATTTTAGTTACTTTAATACTAGCCTTAGCAATGCCGATACTAGGACCGATAGCGTTATTTATTGGTTTTGCTATTGGAGGATTTAATGAGTAAACTCAAAGATTTAGCTAAAACCGTTGCTAAGTATGCGCCTCTGCTGGGAAGCCTTCTTCCTGTCCCTGGTGGAGCAGCGATCGGTGCTGTAGTTGCTTCTGCGTTTAATGGGGATGCGGATAAACCTGATGAATTAATAAATTTAGTTAATGCTGACCCGAACGCCGCGATTAAGCTAAGAGAAATAGAGTCTAATAATAAGGTAGCCCTGGAAGCTCTAGCTGTAAAGCAGGCTGAGAATGCGCTTGTAGCAGATACTGCTAGGATCGAGTCTGTGAATCTTACTATGCGTGCGGAAACTACCGCCGGTGATTTATGGACTCGTAGGTGGAGACCAGCGTGGGGGTTCACAGCTGCAGCAGTTTTTGCTTTACAAATGGTAGTTATATTTTATGCCGTAGTCTTTAAGACTTCTCAGGCTTCAGCTATAATATTAGCAATCGCTGGTCTTGATATATTTTGGTCTGTTCCCTTGGCGATCTTAGGAATCAGTGCTTTTCATCGTGGTAAACTAAAAAGAACACTCGCTGGAGAAAAAATACAACCTCTTATAAACTTAGCTAAGAAATAAAAAAGGGCCGCGAGGCCCTTTTTATTTAATCGCTAGTAGTACTAGCTGTATATTTGTATATATCTGCAGTATTTGCAGTAGACTCTACACTATGTTTTAGTAATTCTTCACTCCACCAGTCATTCCCAGCTTGATGTCTTGTATAATATGTGGTACCGCCGCTATCATATCCAAGCATAGTTATTATACAGTTAGTATAAAGTGGTGTATCTACTCGATCGTAGAGCTTATATCTATAGGTTATATTCATTCAATTTTTCCTTTATTAAAATAATATTTCTCCTTATCTAATTGGACAAGTTCCCGAAGAACATTCCATACTTTCTAGCTCCTCAAGAGATTCAGTCCCATCAAAGTTAATTTCTATTATTTCATTAATATACGTTTCATACTTTTCTTTGGTTACAACTTCCTGAGGCAAATAATTGAATCCCAGGTCTTGGGCTGACATAGTAGGGTCTGTTCTAAAAAGGAAAGATACTCCTATATAGTCATTCCAATTGGTTAACAACCATTCTATTATTAAATCCTTTTCTTCAATATCATAACTAATAGTATTAGAAACATTTTGATCACACCAGTTCCGCATGTAAAATTTATAGCGTTCTAATTGTTCAATAGCAGATTCTTTATTTACTTCTAATATTTCTTTAATACCATTATTTCTTTCTACAGTTACTTTAGTAAATTCTATATTATCCCATTTTATAGGAAAGCATATTAATTTACTAGTAGTATCATTTGGATTATCTAATGTTCTATAATTTGCTTGCTTTAATTTACTAACTAAAGGATCATGCTTTGAGAAATTGATCCAGTTAAAAATATATTTTCCAAGTGGAACATGTATTCCTTCAGTTGTAGACATTAGTTTTGATACTGTATTATGAGATTTAATAGCTCCAGCATAGTACCACGGCTCATTTTCTACTTCTATATCATAAGTTTCTACTTTATTTTCTATGTAATCTAAGGAAATTACTTTACCCTTATGTTTAGTAATAGATTTATAATTTTCAAAATGCCAATCATTTTTACATTTTAATATTTTATTACTATTTTCTTGTAATATATTAAAAGAATCTTTATTTATATTTATATTAGAAGTTAACAACCACATATGTTTTTTATATTGAAAACTATTACCTTTTGTATTTAACGATCTTCCTATGCCTAATCCAACTGCCCAGCATACTTCTTGAATATGTTTAGCAAATCTATCTTGTGATGTTGATATCATAAATCTAGCTAAATTATTTTGTATACTTATACATCCATCACTATCTATTAATCCGGCCAGAAAAGAAATAATTAATTCACTAGACTGCCTGACTTTTTTTGGTATATAATTTAAATCATTATTAATATCATATTTATAAAAATTATTTTCTATAATCCAATTATATAAATTTTTACATCCTATTTCTAATACACTAGCATTTCTATCTCCTGAGGCTTTATGTATTTTTGATATTATATTAAATTCTGCATATAATATTTTTTTAACTTTTTCTAAATTATATATATGTTCATCTATAAATCTTATTTTGTATTTTTCTGGAGATAAAGAGCCGTCCCCCCATAGGTAACCTAGTAGCCAAGATATATTTTTGTTAAGAAATTTTGGTTGTTTTATTTGTGTTTGACTATTATTAATATTGGTTTGTTGAATTAAATTTAGTTTAACAGGATTTATACTATCAAAAGCTTTATTATGTATTTCTATAAAATCCTTACCTATTTGTAAATCTTTAGTTTTTACCCACTGTGGTTTAAATTTTTTAGATGGAAGACTACTTCCTGGTCTATTTCTTCTATGTATCCACCATTTATGTTCCGGTGTACATTGTATTTCCATTCCTAAGCTTAACTTAATTTTTATAGTATTACTTAATCCATTTTTAAATTTATGTATAGTTTTATTTGTTTTATTATTTTGTGGTATAGTTAAACATAATGGTTCCCATGTTTTATCATTTTCATTAAATAATTCATCTAAAATAAATAGACCCTCTTTAGTAGTTAATAATTCTGAACCAATTCTACAGCCACTAGGTTTAAGTGTAGTAACATTTTTAGGAAAAGGTGTATCTAATTCCTTAGCCATACTTCTTGCAGCAGCTACTGCACAATAGCGCATATTCTTTAAATCATACTCATTTAAATCACTTCTTTCAGCAATGCCTGTTAAAGATACTCCACATAATCTAGTAAAAGATTGATTTAAGTTCCAAGTTTCCTGTAGGATTCCATCTTTTAAATCTACACATGTTTGTCTGTAATTCGATCTTGATAATAATTCAATAGTTTTATATAACCCTGGCATATCATTTTTATATTTTGAAACAGGAATTTCAACCAAATTGCAAAAAGAGTGGGATGAAAGTAGAATTTCCATACAGGGATTTCCTCCACTAGCAAAAGGAGCCCTTCTCTTCATATTCTCTGCATTAAGAAATCCCGGTTCACTACCTCCAGATTCTATCATTATGTCAAATATATCTGATAATTCTTCTTTAGTAGGTTTATTCCAAAACATTAATGAATTATTAGACTGTTGCCTATGTAAATATTCTTTTTCGAAGCATTTTTCTTTAAATTTAGAAAACTCTCTCCATTGACTACTTCCATAATCTACAAATGTTATTATAGCAGATCTTCTAGAACTTAATACACTACCCAGTAAATCAATTATATCAATAATATCTAATTTTGTTAATATACTTCCAGCCCTGTTATTTAATATATTAAATATTTTAGGGAATGCTATAGCTAATTGAGCATCCCCACTAGAAATCCAACCATATCCTTTTAATCTATACCCAGCTCCTCGTATTTCACTAAGATCAATAACTAGTTTATTTACTTTATATTTTCCAGCTAATAACTTACCTATAGATTTAGACCAGCTTTGTGCGGAATCGCCAATACGTATAACCCAAGTGCCCTCACTAACATATTCTTCATTAATTTCAATACCTTTATCATCTGGTGCTCTAGTTGAACGAATAATTTCTAATTCTTTTAGAGTAGTTCTAAACCCTGTTAGAGTACCTTCAATTGGTTTTATTCCTACGCCACAACCATTTAATAATAACCAAAATAAATCAACTATATCATATATCGTTCTAGCTTCTGCAAAACTACAATTAAATAAACTAGATTCATGTTTCTTTCCAACATCTGTTCCTCCCAGCCATAACTGCCTCCCCGAAACTATTCCACGTCTTTCTAATATAATATTTCTTAATTCTTCTAATTCTAATTCTTGTTCTTCATTAAGTTGAATCCATTCTAGCATATCTTCAGTTATATCACCTAGAGGCATTCCTCGAAGTATTTTATGGGTTAGTGCTCTTTCCCATAACCATTTTTGATGTTGTATAACTCTATCTATAGTTTCTTCCCAAGTTTCAAAAACTGTATCATCTTCAATTAATGGCCTACTATAGGTTCTTCTATATACTATTTCACCTCTAGCTTCATTTGGATTCATTTTTATCCTTGGATTTTTTATCTTCTTGTATGTGTATAGCAGCTGCTGCTTTTTTGCATGCTGCTAATGTTTTATAAATACACTTCCCCTTTTCTCCATATTTCCATTTATTACCACATTTAATACACGGCATCTTTATTCTCCATATATAACAAGTCTTGCTCGTTCTTTTAGTAAGTGATTAAGTTTTTCAACTTCTTTTTTAAGAGTTTCTATCTGCTTTTCAAGTAACGCTATCTTTCGCCCTTTCTCATCGTTCATGTGTTGCAGAACTCGATTCTGTTCCATTACACCATGGACATAGATATCATTGGTTGTTAATGGGATAGTCATTTGCCTCCAGAACTTCCAAAGCCATCTTCACCTCTACTAGAGTGAGGCAAGGCTTTAACTATTTCAAAAGGAGAAATATTTATTGATGCAATAATTAATTGACAAAATCTATCATATTTTTCAATAATTAAATCTTCTATACCATCGTTAACTAACCAAACTATTATTTCGCCTCTATAATCTGCATCTATAACGCCGACTACATTAGCTAATCCTACTCTATATTTAGTGCCTAATCCACTTCTTGGAACTATTAAGCCAGCGCACTTAGGTGGTATAGCTATTCTTACTCCAGTATGCACTTCTTTCTTTTCGCCAGGGACTAATGTAAATGTTTCTTCATTAGCTCGTAGGTCCCAGCCAGCATCAAATCTATGCTCTTTAAATGGTTTACATTCTTTATTTTCTAATACTATTCTAGTCATTATTAAAATTTTCCTTTATATTAGTTATATTATCATCGCCTATAGCATCTTCACAGTATGTTACTAAATCCATTAATTCATAATTTAATAAAATTTTATCATTAAAAGCATTTAGATTTTGTATATGTTTATATTTACTATCTATTGGTAAAGCACTATAAATATCATAAGCTGAACCATACATATTTATTAGCCCAAGAGCTCGTTTCGGCCCTATACCTTCTACTCCTGGTATATCATCACCTTTGTCTCCCGTAAGTACTTTCATACTTATATGTTCGTCTACTTTATAATCGTAGTGCTCGCTCCAATTTTCTTGTGTAATTTCCTTTCTAGTTACATAAGAAAATCTAGATACATTTTTATTTACTAGCAGATCCCAATCACGATCTGAACTCACTAGCCATATATGATTATAATCCCTTTTATGCCTATTTACTAAATAAGCAGCTATATCATCAGCCTCAACTCCTTTATATCTAAAAGTTGCATAACTATCTCCTAATTCTTTAAAAGTATTATTAAATTCTTCTAAAAATTCTTTAAAAGCCGTTTCTTCTTCTTGAGTTTGTTTTTCTTGTTTTATTTTTCTACTTTCTTTATATTTAGGATATATAGCTTTTCTATAAGAAGACCCACCATCTCCTAATACTATTATATCTCTAGCTTGATAAGAATTACCTAATGATTGTACTGTATTTATATAGTCTTTTCTATAATTCTTTTTATTAGCCCAAGCAAATCTAAAAGCTAAATTAAGCCCATCTACAATCATTAGATTATTAAAGCTACTTCTATTATACCCTTTTGCATTTACAAAATCCATATTATATTATCCATTGTATATCCTCATGTTTTATCCAATCTTCTAATTTAGCAATAAAAACTGGTTTATTACCCCAAAGTGGATTATAATTTTCTGTAATAAATGAAAATGATACTTGTCTATATTTATTATAAGATACAGCTGACCCCAGAGCATCTTGGGTAAAGACTACAAAATATTGTGACCTGTCGAATTTAAATAATAAAAGAGGTAGCCTATCCACCTCTTTAGCTTGACGAAGTGTTTGTGCCCACCATTTTAATAACTGCGGCTCCATATCTGTTAGTATCTTAGTATTAAACTGAGATTCTTTATAATGTTTTACTTCTACACAAAACTTATTTTTACAATCCGGTAAATATAGATCTCCTTTCATTTTGTGTGCTTTATTTAAAGCACCAGAGCTTGGAGTTCTTTGCCAGTCTAGCCCTGTTAATTCTATCAGTTGCTTTTTAGCAGCTGCCTCTGCACGATACCCTTTTGCTTTACTATCAATCATTTTTCTATCCTTGATATTTTATTTTCTTTTATTACATTAATCTTAGGTATCAGAGGGTGTGAAAATTCATGCGAAACTAAGAAAGTATTTAAATCTGATTCTTTATTTAATATTTCTATTAATTTATCTTTACCTTCTTCATCTAAGATTCCCATTATCTCGTCCAGAAAGAGTATATTTAGTTTTGTAGAAGATATAGCAGCCATTAATTTTCTAATAGCTAGTA